ATACAACTTGACCGTATGCACGAATAGCAAAGAATGTTGTTGATCCATCAGACGGATCAAACCGAGCAGCAACAACTTCGTTCTGTGGGTCATCGAATCTCACATCTTCAGTTAAAATAAAAGAGCCTCCACCGGTGCTTTGAAAGGTAGTGCCTCTCTTTACAATTGGATAATAAGAAGTATCGGGTGCTGTACCGTTTGCATTTGCTGGAACTAAGACAAACATCGCAACAGTTCCGTATGCATTCTGAATACCTGCGAATTTATAACCAAGGCTGTTGGCATGTTTGCGGATATTGTCAAATTCAATTGATGTATCGAGGAATGATTCGTTAACCTGATAGTCTAAATAATACGATAGAATGTCGCCAGCATATGCAACACTGTCAAGCACCAGCGAAGCAAATGACGCTTTTGAAAAGTCATTTACTCTGTTTGGATAAAATCTTTTTGAATATTCAACCAGATCTGATTTAATTGATTCAAAATCTCTGCTGGTGTATTTTATAGGTACAATTTTCTTCTTAGCCATTTAGCGACCCTCTCAACTTATAATTAGTTCTTCAAGGAATTATAATGGAAACGTAAGATCTATTTGGTCTAACTGGTCTAAACGAGGAATATAATAATTAATTATTACCCTCATCACTTGCGAATCTGCCGATGCCAATCCGACTCGTAAGTCCTGAATTGTAATGTATGGCATGTACTGTGCGGTTTGCTCTTGTATTCTGTTTCTAACCTTGGAATAGGTTTGCTCGTTTGCCAACTCAAAAAGATAATTCTTTAGCCCTACGCCAAAATTTGAATGTGCGATGCGCTCGCCCGGTGCAGTCAATAAAAGAATTCTAAAATTCTGCTTCACTTGTTCTTTCGGATCCGTAATATCGGTCAAAGGATCTGTTGGAGAACTTGATAAAGGTCCCTGAACCCTGTCTTCGTATTTTGATAATTCATCCCAAAATGGATCTGTAGCCATGATAAGTCCCTCTAGTTCTTAAATAGTCCGCCAAACTCTCCTGCACATTCGTTCCCATCTTTATCGTATGGTCTTCCACGCTGTCGTCGTCTTCTCCACCAACGCATTGATGGGTCTGGCCTTCCAAAAATGCTTCCCTTCTTCATATCTTCGAATATTTCTGCTAATGATCTACCGTCGTCGCCTTCGGGTACTTCAAAGTCATCGGATCGATAGAAAGCAGCAAACAATCTACGGCACTCCCTCTTGGAATCGGACAGCACCTCGCCCTTCCACGCATCATCAAAGCGGTCAATAATATTATCGACATCTCTCTCAACATCAGCGCCAACGGCTTGAATGAACGCCTCGTTCACATATGTCAACAGAATAGATGGTAATTTCTTAATTCCAAACACATAGTCCATCAAAAACACAAACTCGTCGGTCTTTACAAGATTATCAATGTAACATTTAAGATCTTCGTCCAAAGTTGGATTATTGAACTTTAATTATTTGAATTTGATAGCTGGAATATCTTGTTCGAACGATGCAACAGGAATTGACTGGAGGTTATATGACTTTTCTTCTCGGGCAAACTTGGAATCGATCTCGCCTTCGTTTATCTTTCCGGCGAGAATAGCATCAGGCACCATTATAATTCGAACACCGAACTTCAATCCGGTCGATCCTAAGTACTCTTCGCTGCCTTCGCTTATTGAAGCATCGCCAAAGATGTCTGAAATGTTGGCATTCTCGTCAAAAAGATCCTTTGCTTGAGAGAAATACTCTCCAAACTCTTTAATATTGCACACACCCTTCAAAGAATTCGGCATATTCTTGACAATTTGTGCAGCTTCGGAGTCAGGATTCGCCCAAAATGGGCTCTCGGAATAAAATTCTTCCGGCTTCTCAACCGTTCTTACGTATTTTTCAATGTAAAAACCAAAGCCACCGGCCGCTGTGAGATCAACAGAACTAACATCGCCAACGTCAGGCACTGATCCATATGATATTTCACCATCTGTAATGGGTGCTTCTGTCTCTGTGAGACCTGATTTCAGGCCAGTTTTAGCGTAAACATCAGGTAAAGCCAAGGTATATCGATAAAAATCGTAAATATATTGGCTTCCGTCGAATCTTTCGTTTAGATTTGACATCAATTGGCTTATTTCATGACTAACGAGATACTTCAAAAGAATCTTACATTGTCTTCTCACGTCATAAATTGTATTTATATGTGATGCAAATCGAGCGCCGTTTAGCGAAAGAAGAAGCGGATCGAAATCAATTGTCTGATCGATCACTCTGCCTTTCTGGGCAAGTCCCGGATATCCTGCAATATAACATCCTTTTAGTACTTGTCGAACTCTTGGCTGATTCTTATAATCTTCGTCTATTTTAGCAGGATTGATAGTCTTAATTCTTTCAATAGAAGATCCATAACCTTTAATCACTCTAAGTACATCCCTGTTTGGATACAAGTGACGTCGTTGTGCTTTATCAATAATTGCCCTTGCATCATCAATTTCTGAATTGGATTCGATTTCGCCCATACTAATTTTGCGAACCAGAGCCATAACAGCACATTCAAGAAAAAGAAGCCAATAATTATAATTTTGAACTCTTCCTCCAAATATAGGAATGAGAGCCTCCGTTTCAGATAATCCTTGTTCCATCTTTTCCACAATCACAGAGGCAAAGCCAGTGTCATAGTTGTCTTCAGAATATCTCATGTGAGAAAGAACGGGCATTGATTTTACCATTGCCTCGCATGCATAGATTCTAATTGTTGCAGCGACTGTGGTATCTAAATAAGCGAGCGTTGACGGATCGGATATTTTATCAAACGGTGTATGGTTGATACAGTCAGGGTCCTCGCTTAATCTTGAATCAGGCGGGATTGCTTGTTCCAATTTTGTGACATTGTCAGCCAGTTCTTTCAAGCCAATAAAATCAGTGCGTCTAGGTTTACATCCATCAAACTCCGGAACAAGCGCTGACGCAATCCCAAGCCAGCCTTTAAATTTCTGTGGCTCGATGTAAAATGGTGGATTGCTATAACTACCGCCGTAGATTGCAGGATCCAAGAAGTGGACTCTTTCATTGTTTGTGGCAGATTTGCCTAGAACCATTTCTTCTTCATCGTACGTATATTCCCAAGTGCTCTCGTCAGATGTCGCTTCAGGGTTTACATACAACACATCATCTGGTGTCAGATTATTTGCTACGTATCCGAAGTCATAGCCTTCCGGTTGTGTTCCATCTAACTTTTGATTAAGGCCTTTAAGAACACCTTTGTAGAGATACTCCATATAATTTTTATATGAGTCCTTCGCTATTTGTTTAACTGGGAGGGCGGAGTGTCCTGATGCAGAAAGGATAGAACTGATATAATTAGAAAACAGAACTCCCTGATATGGGACTTTAAGTTCTTGCAATTCATCTTCAGAAATTGACCCATGCTGCTCGACGAGCGCTGAACCAGTGCCCGAGATGCCGACCGTATTAACAACTCTGTATTCTAGTCGATCGTATGGTATTTCTTTATCTTCGTCTTCCTTTCCAAAAAATGATTTTTCATATTCATTTCCATAGTAATAGATGAATGTTCGATAACCTAATTCTTTTTTGAATTTGATCTCGCCTTCTTGATAGTTTGTAAACATTAATTCGTATTCAAATCGGCAGCCCTCATTCTTATCATTGAAGAAATCAAGAATAAGATCTGGCTCTTTTCTATATGTTCTGCGGATCTTGACATTAACGTCTTTCAGTGGCCCCACTTTCTCTATTATTTTTGTTTTCGTTTGAGGACGAACTTTCTCTGTTGTTTTAAAATCAATCGCAAAATCATTTGCATCCAACTTTTCTTTTGTTAGAATGCCAACAGTCTCTGGAAATACACCTATGGGTTCTTCGCTTGAAAGGGCACCGAAATATATTTCACCAAGTTTGGTTGTTGAGAATCTTTCTTTTTTTGCATCCCAGTCTTCTTGTGAGTTGGCCCAGTCGATTTGGAAAACAAAGTTATTTGATCTTTGCTCATGTCTCTTCAGAGGAAGGTTGCACGTATCGGCAAGGACATTATCCAAGAAAGAGTCTCTCTTCCCAATCATATCATTGGTAAATGCAAATGCCAAAGATCTAAATGTGCCCTCGGCAAGTTCTGCTGCCTCTTGTAAAGATTCCTCTGTGTCCAAAGCCACAATTGAAGAAGCGTTTGTTGGAGGACAGAATGGATCATTTAGTCTACCTTTGTCATTTGGGTTTGGATTAAAAGCATTATTGATCGCATCGCCCATAACACTTTCAGGCCCTTTAGCGAGGATATTTGCTAAATCAAGCAAATCGCTAGCAGCGCGATCGTTAAGTTTATTAACATAATCTTCTGCTTCATCTGGATTCATCCCGGCATTGGTTAAAATTGTTTTTCTTTTATCATTCCACTCATCCATTTGATCTGACGTCAAACAAACAGAAGAATCAACTGGTACATTGACTCCGGGCCTTGTTAGGCCATCTCTTACATTGGCACGCTGTTCGGGGCTCAATCTATTGCCAATGTTGCTAAATATGGCAGCGACTTTGCTCGGATCATCAAAAAATATTGCAAACTCTGGAAATTTAAGCGAGATTGTTGAAGATATTCTTCTTAACGTATTTATATCTTGTTCTCCGTCATTTGCAACCAAGAGTTGTTCCAATTCTCTTCTAGAAGAAATTCTTGCAATCGTTTCTGTTATCTCTTTATGTTTGTTCTTTAGATCACTTGCAGTTGCATTTTTTGCCAAGTTCTGTAAATCTGTATTTGTGATTCCGGCATCGGTCAGCAAACTTGATGTTAAATCATCGACATCTGAATCGCTTGTACCGTCATCACAAAATAAATCACGCATCATGCCACCAAAATTGGCATCGGGACCCTTAACGGCTTCGGCTGCGAATCTACCCACGGCCTCTAGTGCCTTACATAATGCATTCTCAATTGTTAATAATACTTTTAAGAGCATTGCCACATAAACTCTAGTTATTAAGTTTTCTATTTCTTCTTGTATTATTTCTTTTAGTTTTCTAAATATAATTCCTGCCAAACTTCTAATATTTGGTAATCTCGGAAGTTTGGGGAATGCAAGTCGGCCTCCATCCAAGCATTGTTTAAATGTCAGGGTACTCAAGAATGATCTAATCGGAGGATAAACAAAGTGAACGTTAGGACAATCAAAAGATGCAATAATTCTTCCAATCAATTTGGCACCGGGAATCTTATCCAAGGCAGCGAATAGATCCTCGATTCCAACTAGAGACATAAACGCCTCAACATAAGCATCAAATATCGCTCCTTGAACGTTACCAAGTGCCTTGCCAATAGACCCTTGTCGAACCTGCTCTGGATTAGACACATCAACAATAAATCCTGCTTCAGTACGAGCATCATTAATCATCTGCTGTCGTTGTACATCGGTCATATTTTGCCATTGCTGAAGTTGTTCTGATGTCAATGAACCTTGAAGTTCTTTACCTTTCGTCTCAAGTTCTTCTATTTTTTTATTCAGATCATCTTTAATTTGATTTGCAACTGTTGGCGCTTGCTCTGGCGTCTTGCCTGTCAGTTTAGAAATTAAAAATTCCTTTATATCATTGCTAGCAGAAAATTGAACTGAAATTTGCTCTATGTTCTCAGGACCAAGAGTTGCA